CAGTGCTCTTGACTTTGCAGTAACGGTGACTTTCTCAATAGAGAATGCCATCTCGTTGAATGCATTACCAACACCGTCGCCAAGAGTCTCAGCGTCGCCAGTGTGCATACCCTGACCAACTGCGTACTCAGCTTGTGAGATTGACGAGTTGAGAAGACCAGGATTTGAACCGAGGTTGGTGGAACTAGTAGTACCGAAACCAACTGACACACCGTCAGATGCTTGAGCGGTGTAAAGACCTTGCTCCAGATTGTAGCCGCTGTCCTGACCAGAGAACTGTGACTGTGCCTCGTCAAAGAGTGCCTCAGTACCAGACTGGTTGGTGTAGCGTGAACGCATTGCAAAGATCAGTCCAGTAGGACCGTTCATTGGTTGAACGCCTGCGAGGTCATAAGCGACCAGGTTGGGCATTGAACGTCTGATCAGCGAGATCAGAACGGGGTCGAAACCTGCGGTAGCACCACCAGCGGCAGAGCTACCACCGAATGCACCAGATGCACCAGCAGCGTTAGCAGCGTTGGTGGGTGATTCGGAGAGGAACGCACGCTCCTCGGTCATGAATTTTTCTTGGTTTTCGAGCAGGACAGCGGTTACCATTCTGCGATGGGAATCCCTAATAGGATCAACTCCATCATAATCAAGTAATGGTGCCCACTTCTCCTGCAGATGCTCAGAATTGAACATTTGCATTTGATTTTACCTCTTTAAAAGTGTTTGTGGTTTAGTTTATAATGTAAAACTTACTTTTTAGAAACTCTCTGGAGTGCAGACAGATAACCACTCATGGATCCAGATGAATAGATCTGTGAATTGTTTTCTGAAATAAACTCAGCGGAATCTCTTTGAGCACTAACTACTCTTGATGGGAAGTATGCTTCCTTCAAGGTAACCAGTTTCTCACGGTAGTCTTCTTCACTTTCAAACTCAACACTTTCGGAAAGAGAAGCGAGTTTTTCTTTCTGAGTAACTGCAAGTCCCTCAGAAACTTCACCTAAGATTCCATCGGTAACAGACTCTGCCAGTCTCTTGTTTAGAGCAACATTTCTTTCGATTTGCTCGTTGAGTTTTTCTTCCATTTCATCAAGTTTATTTACCATGCTCTCAAGTACATCATATCTATCTTCAGGGATTGTTACATAATGTTCTTCAAAAAGACCCTTCATTCCTTGGAGGAATGATTCGGTCATCTCGGTCTTAAGACCTTCTTCAACTGCGAGTGCATTTTCTTGGATCCACTCGTCAGCAACATACTCAAGATATGAGTCAACTCTTTCGGTGATCTCACTCTTGAATTCTTCTACTTGTTCTACGATTGCATTTTCGTAGGACTGCTGCAGTTCTTCTCTGATTGCTGCAACTTTAGCATTGATTGCAGATTCAAAGATAACTTTTGCCTTTTCCTGGAACTCTTCGGAGAGTTCTTCACCTTGAAGAAGTGCTTCAACATCTTCTTCAATGTTCAGTTCAACGACTTCTTCTTCGGTCTCTTCAGCAACAACCTCTTCTTCTGATTCGGAAATTGCTTCTTCAACTTTGCTACGGAGAGCGTCCTCTTCGGTCACTTCTTCTTCGGCAACTAATTCTTGGTCTTCTACCTCAACTTCCTCAGCCTTAACCGCCTTAGAATTGACGACATCTCTTACTTGCTTCAGTGAAGCACCAGGAGTCTTCAGTTTTGCTGAATCGTCGTCTGCTTTGTAATTCTCTGGGGTAGGACCGCCAAGATCTTCCCAAGATCCAGTTTGACCTGGTGCCATTACACCAGATGCATTACCCGAAGGCATTGGATCGCCAGGTTTTGCGTTAGCGTTAACGGCTGTCTTGGATTGAGCAGTGCCTACTTCCATTTCTTGTAAATCTTTTCCACTGGACATTTGAACTCTCCGATTTTAACCTTTGTGTAGTTTTTAAAACTATATTTATTTATAAATTACAAATTTGATAGAAAATCATTAAACAGTTGAAGTTTGTGCTCTTCAAGAGCACGTTGATCAACTAATGTATTTATCCTGTTTCTGGTATGGGATGCAAATCTTTCACGAAGGATTCCACCTTCCCAAACCCATTCTTTTCCTTCCATGATTCCATCAACAAATGCATCTGGTGCAGAAGGATCAGCGACGATATCTGCAGCGGTTGCCAACATAAAGTCTTCACCAACAATATTTACGCCCTCGTTGTTCATTTTGATTGAACCAACGCCACGAGAAGAAACACCAAGTTTTACTCCCTCATTAATCAGGGATTTGGCAATTTTGCCCATTGGAGTTTCAAGAAGTTTCGCCTTACCGTAAATGTTTGAACCTCTTTGCTCAAGTTTTACGATTTTGTGTGATACACGATCAAGGTTGATTGTTGGTCCATCGGGGTGACCGAGTTCACCAAGTGCTCTACCTTTGTTGGTATACATTTCATTGTATCTATTAACCTCTCTGCAGAGAGTTTGAATAGGATACATTCTACCGTTGCGGTTCTTGATATCGCCTTGAAGGAAAGTTCCCTCAATATACATGCTCTTTTTACCGTTTTTTTCTTCAACGATAAAATCTACGGTTTCGACTTCTTCTCGGATAAGTTTCATTTTTCTTAATTTGTGTATGCTACTGCTTGAGCCCAAACATGTGTACTTATTCCAGCTTGTCCAGTAGAATCTAATGCAGCACCATGTTCTTTTTCAATAACAATGCTACTGTTTGCTGAAACGTAAATGGTTCTGGGCGTAGATCCTGCAACTAGGATTCCAGCAGCTGCGTTATTTGTATTTACAATATAAATTAACGTATTCGAAAGAATAGTTGCATCTACACTTGCTGCTGCTTGAATATCCTCAGAAGCAGATACTGGTCTAATAATCATTCTTCTTCTCCAGGTTGATCCTCATCTTCTTCAGAATCAATTTCGTCGGAAACTTCATCTTCTCCAAAAAGAGTAGAGGCAACATATGGTCTTGCTGCATCAATCTTTTCTGCTGACTTAGTATATAAAATCTCTTTGATTTTATCGCTAACTTCAGATGGAGAAGATTCACCAGAAATGATCATGTCCATTAAATCGTCCATTTTTTAATCAAAATATTATAAACTATAATGTATTTATATCTCTCCTCCTTTTGGAGGTTTTACTTCTGTTGCAGCACCTTGCTTATCTATGTTTGGTTCATTGATTGGAGCACCTAAATCCATTCCTGCTGCACCAGGTTCAATTGGCAATCCAGTATTTGGATCAATTGGTGCATTTGGATCGGGAAGAATTCCATCTTTGATTTCTTTATCAATCTGCTTATCAATCTCAATGATCTCAGTTTCTGTTTGCTTGAGAACTTTGGTTCTGACGTAATATGCAGAGAAGTATTTGCCCATGTATGGTTCCATAGCAGCAACTACTCCAAGTTGCTCAGTCAGAAGTTCATTTTTCTTGAGATCTGAGAAGTGGTTGTCATACAAGAAGTCATATTGAATATGCTCTTCAAGTAAATCCCAATCTTCTGGAGTGATAATATTTTTGAGAATCAATTGAGTTTTCAACATATCGTTGAAAATACCAGAGAATCTCTTACGGAGTCTTCCTACAAACTTAGTAAACTTAAGTTCATCTCTCAGAATTTCGGAAGAACGACCAAGATTAAATCCACCAGCACTATCAAGTCTGCTGGAAGGAACATTCAGTGATTTGTAAAGTTTGGCTTGGAAGTACTCAATATCAGCAAGTTCACCAAGATTTTGTCCACCAGGAAGTGTAGAGATTTCAGTTCCTCTTCCACCTTCTCTTCTTGGTAACCAGAAATCCTCAAGCATCGCCATGTATTTGCGATCATCACGAATTTCTCCAGTATCGGCGTTGTAAACCAACTTATTACGATAACGATTCATCACATCACGGAGATATTGTTCCGCTTTGATCTTGGGAAGATTGCCAACATCAATATAGAAAATTCTACGCTCTGGAGCTCGGGATAATCTGTAGATAACAAGAGAATCCTCAATCATTCGAAGTTGATTGAGTGCCTTGATCGCTTTATGTAAATATGATAAAACAGTTTGCTTATTTCTATCTACTAGACCAGATGTTACGTATGTAATTGCATCTTTTGCAATTTTTACTGAACCTTTATTATGTCTGCTCGGTATAATACCACTACTCTTTGATGCAGAATTTGGATCATAGAGATAGTATTCTTCAATTTCTGGTGCTGCATAACTTTCAGGATTCATTGGATCCTTTCCGTTTCTTGCAACATAAAAAGGTGATTGATTATTTTGTCCGTCTTTCTCTGCCTTACGGATTAATCTAATTTTTAATGGATCAATATATCTAATTTCTTGAATTCCAGCGGAAGGATCCTTAAGATCAATTACCTTGTGATAAAAGATTCTTCCATCAATGTACCAATTCCTGAAAATCTCATGACACTTTTTATCAAAGTTCATCAGACTTTTAATAGTCTTAAACTCATTTCTGATGATTTCTTTCAGTTTATCAGAAGCGGGTAAATTCGACAATTCAATTTCTAGAGGCGAATCGTTTGAGTCAGATACGATCGCCTCATTTACAATATCTTCAATTGCACTATCGCACTCTGGGTGCAGACACATTTCACGGTATCTACGTACCAGATCCTGTTCACTTTTATATACTCCCTCAATATCTACGTATTGTCCGTAGAAACCGCTAGAGAGATAAAAGTCTGATTTATCTTCCTCACTAGGAGGAACTGGGGAGACAATGCTTTTAGAAACCTTGCCTTCCCCAGGATCTGGTAGTTTGAAACCAAATAATTTAGCCATTAATCAAAGTTTGAACTATTATCTACTATTTATGAACCTGTTCCCAACTGGGTTGAACCAGATGGATCAAGAGCATCAAACCACTGAACTTGCAGTTCTACTGTGAACTCTTCAATGGTATCTGAACTATCGTATGAAAGTGCGATGTCAGAAACATTGGTTGGGAATACACCATAGAATCTGTACTGCTTCAGTACAGGAACTTGAGCGGAAGAAGAAGGAAGAGTACCATTAACTGGTGATCTACCGAGTTGTCTTACGAATACATCCTTCTGATATGCAGTAGGATCAGTAATTCCAGCATTGTCCTCATGCTTGTTGATGAGGTTCATCCATCTCTCGAATGCAGTTCTAATTGTGAAATCTACATCGTTGATGATAGTGACGGTCCATGGATCAAATGTTCTGTCACCAGCAACCTTCAGGTTTCTTCCTCTGAAAGGAATATTGATAGGTGCGATGTTTGACGCTGGCAGGTTTGCTGCCTTGACTAAGAATCTACTTCTATCAGTCAGTGCATCTCTTGTGGTTGAATCGGGAATAGCATCATCGGGGAAGTATAATTCACACTCAAATAAATTAGGTCTCGCACCACCCCCAATCATTCTACCCTTGAATGCATCAAGGGTTCTATCCTTCGTGTTTGGAATGTTTAAGTTAGCCATTAATCGTTTCCTCTAGTGAATTAAACGTTACCAACGACTTCTTCAAAACTTACGCCCGTGCGGGTAGCAACGAAGGTAAGACCGATGAAGTTAATGGATCTTGCGGGTTTGACAAAGATGTCTGCTCTAAACTGGTTAGAGTCAATAACGTCAGGAGTGTTATTTGTCTCATCGCAGATTACGATGAAATCATTAATTCCCCTCTTCGCCTTAACATCACGAAGATATGGTTCGACAATGTTTACAAAATTAGATCTTGTGATAACATCATTAAACTCAAAGAGTTGGTCTCTTGCCGCTCTTTCGATCGAACTTTCAATAGTAAGGAACAAACGACGAACGTTAATTCTGTCAAATGCAGAAGCATATGAAAGACCAGTCTTGTCACCAAAGAGAATAATTCCAGAACCAGGAGAAGCAATAACTGGATTGATTCTCTTAGGATAGATCAGATCTCTCTGTGCTTGTGATGGGTTGTATGCGAGTTTGACCGCACCGTTGATTGCTCCTCTTGACGAACCTGCAGGTGAGAACCAAGAATACTGGTTGATTGAGGTTCTTGCCATAAGACCTGCAACGTCAGCATTGCAAGGAATGTATCTGAACTGATTGTTAAATCTGTCAAACATATACTTATAACCAGAGTCAAATACTGCATAAGATGAGGAGGTCAGTCCATCAAAGAAGGCAATAATATTATTGGTTTGTGTATCGGAGTTTGCTACGTTAACAACTCCTGCTCTATGTGGTGAGATGCAAGCGATACAATCCTTTCTCAGGTTTGCAATTTCAATCAGTTTATTTGCTTTTGCTTGTGACTCATAAATTGTGTCGCCACCAGAAGGTCCGTTGATCAGGAAGTTTACATTATACTCTGCTGGATTCTTAAGAACCTCATAAGAAGAAACGATATTATCAAGAGTTGCAGCGAAACCACCGCTTGCAGTGTAGTTTTCACCACCAACGAGGTTGTAAGTTTTTGCTCCTGCAACTGCGAACTTAGTTCCTTGTGCAGCAGTACCCCAGTTACCAATTCCCGATACATTGAAAGAGTTAGAATTACCAGCAGTTAATCCACCAGCAATTCCAGCAGGAGCAGCACCAGCATAAACATATTCAGAGATTCTTGCCAGATAATCTTTGTAGTATACTGACTCAGTTGGTGAAGTTAATCCGTCTGAGGACTTAGTGAGATAGGTAAACTTCTCTACAATGTTTCCTGCTGAACCAGTGACTGCGCCAGTATCATCAACGACGACAACGTGAATTTCGTCGTTTGCTGCACTTCTTTCGGAAGCGTACTGTGAGGTTCCTGGTTTCTCGGCAATGCTCTTCCAGTATACGGTTGAATTGGTTAATCCGAGAGTTTGTTGATCATACCAATCATTTACTGTTGCAGATGTAAACGATGTGGCACCTGTTCCAGTGTTATCACTTACAGAGATTGTATTTGCTTGAGTGGAAGTAGTAGATGATCTTGTAAATGTAAATACAGCACCATCGCCAGCGGTACTAATTCCAGTAATAGTTCTATCTACAAAAATTGTACCAACTCCAACTGCAGCAACAGTAGTTCCTGCTGGAACAGTTGAGTTGCCACCAGTGCTGGCAACTGCGTCACCTACTTGAATTCCAGTTGTAGTAATTCCACTAATTGAAACGTCAAATGCAGCATCAATTACACCAGCGGTTGTTGCTACACCAACTGTAGTGGTAACTGTTGTTGTTGTTGGAGCCAGAATTGATAATGATCCTCCTTGAGAATACTCTGCAGCAACAGAATCATTACCTGAAACTCTATCCGTTACTTTTACGTAGATTTCACTTTGACCAATTCCAGTAACAATAGATCTAATGTAACCACTATAAGTGCTAGTTGATCCAGCACCAGCGGAAATTCTCCCTTCAATAGATTGAGTTACCGCAAATCCAACAGAAATTGCAGATGTATCAATTCCAGATATAGTCTGATCTGCAAATCCATCAATAGTGCAGACTTTTAAGTTATTTGCCCATCTTCCTGGGTTCTTAGCGGCATATGACCAGGTAGTTGCAGTACTATAGTCATTTACGTAGTCTTCGTATGACTTGACCTTTAAAGTCACTGAGTCTGCACTTACGCCAGCGTTTGCGTTATTGAGAGTGGAACCATCAGATCTGAGAACTCTTAGGATTCCGCCGTATGAGAGATATGACGACGCACTTAACCAGTAATCATACTGTGCGTCTGTAGAAATTGGCTTACCAAAAGTTCTGAGAAGATCCTGTTCCGTTTCAATTAGAATAGGTACATCTACTGGACCCTTTGCAAATGGTCCTGCAATAGCGCCAACTTGATCGTTAGCAGCATCTACTCTACCAATAGTCAAATCAACTTCTCTTACCTTGACGCCAGGTGATACTAAGTTAAGCGACATTTTTATTCCTCGTAAGAAGATTCATTTTTTCTAAAACTATTTATTATTTGCTACTTTTACATTGGGGAAACAGTGCATGAACATACTACCAGTCAGGATATTCCCACCTTAGAACCAATTCCGCTTTTCTCGCATTGAGTACTCGTTTTTTGGTGCATTCCTTACACTCATATGAATATGATGATGGATACATTCCTCTATTTTTTCTTGTCAGATAAAAACCATCAATTAAATCTTTTATTTCACCACAAGTCCTGCATTTTCTTTCTTTGAACAGTAAGTGCTCTAGTCCAAACTGTTCTTCAAAATCCATTACATGTACT